CTCCGTCTCCAAGCTCATTATTCAGGCGCATGCAACGCGTATGTTTACATGAAGAGAACCCGCCAAGGTTGCCTGAATCCCCTCTCCGAGCAAGGCCATTGAGTGGCATTCGTTTCGATTTTGACTCGCTATTTGTTGCTAGCGCTACTGTGGGGTGACAAAGGACTTCACCTCCTCAAATCTCATCTTGCAGTGTACAAGGAGCTGGCCATACGTCTTGTCGTCAGCGAGGCTGATGTCAGTCCCAAAGACGCAAAAGATGAACAGGCCTTGACAGCTTAAGTCAACTTCAGTATTAGACTGGAAATTGAGTTGTGGGTCCACCATAAAAGTTTTTCTGCGAGGTGGCTGCGTGAGTGGAACAGTGAGTTCCTGCCACACAGGGCCAGTTTTGGCATTGGACACATCACGAATAAAATTCAGATGAGCCCCAGGCGTCAACAGATTCCAAGCCCTGATCATATCAGGGTTATCCAACCAAGCGATAATAATATTACCAGGGGTGTTAAGACCAACAGAAGGAATGTACCTAACAAAAGTACCAGGTAGGTACAATCCTTTCTGGAAGAACCTACCAACTCCGTTGATGGCGGCGTTGGCGCGTCCGGCAAGGTTGCCAGGCGCAAGCGAAACTGACCCGTAACCCAGGCTAGACCCGCTAGGTACAATTGCACCAGTGTTGTACTCATTACCAGAAATATGACTGATGTTCTCGTTGAGCCGTGCACGCAAGTTCACGCGAGGCGATCTCTGAGAGTGTTTGTCCACTGTCTCCCTAACAGTGCGCTGTGTTCGTTTAGTTCCGGCCATGTGTGATAATGTAGTCTATGTTTGTGATAATTTGGCGCTTATCGCCGCCCCAGACAGCTGTATCGAAGTATTGTTCAATTATCTCCTGCTGTTCTGGATTTATGCCAGTGCTCAGCCAAAAACTGTACCTACCTTGAGCATCAGGTGTGGTGTAAGGTATATGCACCCCTTTGCTCATTGACCTGTACGCCGCAAACTCACTCTTGTGACCCTCATATTCGCCTGCCACGCCAAAGCGGCCCAACATGCGGTAAAAGGATCCCAAGACTGGGAGGTCAGCACTAAATGCCGCCCCACAAGCTGAAACATCATGCAACCATCTTCTGAATAATTCTATATCATGTCCGAGGTTGACTGATGTGCAGTCTTTTGCCAAGGCAGTGCGAATGTTACGAGTCATTCGCCATATGCCATTGCACAAAACAGGTTTGCATTGACAGAATTCAATTTGCTCCACTTCAAAGACTGGCAATTCACATTTCATTTTAAACCCAAAGTCTTTGAAATATTGATCAAGTGTACTAAGTTTAGGTAGGTGTCTTCTAGCCAAGAACACGAGGCAATCATCACCGTTATTAACAAATTTATAAGGTACATTCAGACCATCTAGGTAGGATTTGCACATCAAGCACATGAGCAGTTTATTGCCTAAAGACGTGTTCATGTCCCCAGACATACGAGAACCTTTCTTCTGATATTTGAACCATCCGTCATTCCCTTTGGCGAACCCGTAGTTGTGTAATTGATGTTTTAGTAACCATCGAAGCTCACCAGAGTTAAATATACCATCATATATGGAATGTTCAAATTTTAAAGCCTGCTCAGATACGTGTTGGTCAAACCGACTAGCATCCAGTCCAACGACGGCACAGCCGAAAATGGAACTGAATTTGTCATGTATTATGTTAGCTGTCTGCACCGAATTATATTTGCTCATAATGGTGGGCGATCCAAATAAGTCGTCTATTGCGTCATAGACTTTGTGCTCAATAGGCCGCAAATATCTTCCAACCTCGACATTGAACCTGGGTTCCCGGGGTTGTATTACCCGGGGCGCTGGGTCCTCCTTCAAGGTGAAATTAATCTTTTCAGCTTTCACGAACGTTTTAAGACGGGCATCGCGCGAGCA